TGTACCGCCACTGTGCAACGTGCCGTCTGAGTAACCTTGCTTACCACTAGACGCGCCGCCGGCGACGCGTGGCGCTGGCATTGTGATGCGAAATGTACCCGCGCCGCCGCGTAGCGAATGCAAGAACGCACGAAACCTGAGAGCGTCACTTGTTACCATTGGTACGACATTTAGTGACCACACAACGCGTGCGCCGCCCGCGACGCCAAAGCTGTAATGCCCGAAAACGCCCGTTGCGCCGCGGCTGTGCGCTTCCACTGTAGGGAGCCCGCCCGTCCATTTTGCAAACGTAGGCCACTCGCGATTGCGCATTACTACAACGCCTCTACTACGTCTACGGCGAGCATTCCGTTGTCGATATCGTACGTCGCGGCTAAATCATCTTTTGCCAGTTTCAACGCTGCCGTTACGTTGCCGCCTGTAACCGCAGTGCCGCTATTGATGGCGTACCGGATACGTGGCGCGACGTACGCTGAAACGGCCGATTTAACTGATACGTCGTCTAGTAATTCTACAAGCTGATAATTAGCATCGCCAGGCGTGCCTATCTGCAATAGTGTGCCTACTTTCAAGTCTGTGAGCGTTCCGCTCTGCAAAAGGATAGTATCGGCGCCGGCGACGGCTGCGGCTGCTAGCGTCCCTGAAAAAGCGTTGCTTTGCGTGGCGAAGCCTTGCTTTAGCGTCACGCCGAACGCTGTCACTTTGCCGTCAAAGCTTTCTAGCGCGGCATGTTGCGCAAGCGCGTCGCTTCGGTTAGTGGCCGCGAATACAACTTGACCGCGCCACATTTCGGCAAAAGGCAACATAGGGTTACGAGACTTGTTTAGCTGGCGCCGCGGGTTGTCGCCAGCGGCGCCGATGCTAAGCCTAAGCTCTACAATCTCAAATGACGCTGGAAGGCTTGTTAGTGGCATGTATCACCGCCGCGTAGGGAAGCGTTGCGAGAACGTGCGCGCCGTCGAAAGAGGGCTAGGACGCTCGCGTTCGGCCTTGGCGATAGCGGCCATAATGCGTTGCTCTACGCCCGCGTCTGCGTTGCGCGCGTCGATATTGTAGACGACTGATGAGCCGCCCCCGCCGCTCATTGCCCAACCCGGCATGACTTGCGCGGCGGTATTGGGTACGATCAATTCCGGCCCGGCTTCGCCGGCGATATACGGGCGCCCTGCCGTCATTGGCCCGCCGTGCGCCATCTGTGGAATAATAGACGTGAGCCAACCGCCGCCGTTGCTAGCGCCGGCGCCAAACAGACTTGAAAGCGAGCCCGTAAGAGAGCCGCCTTTACCCGATGTGCCAAATAGCGCGTCCATAAGCGGCTGGGTTACCGCCCGGTTCATGCTCATTCGGGCTAGTTCGCTCGCAAGATTGCGGATGGCGTCCTGCGCCCTGAATGAACCTTGAATGATGCTATCAAATACGCTGTTAACCGAGTTGCCTAGACCGCTCTTAAATTCGTTGGCTAGCTCGCGTACTAGCTCTGTCTCTTTTTCGTATTCGGCCGCAATGCGCGAACCCATCGTTTCGCCGATAAGCGCGCGGGCTTCGGCAAACTGCTTTTCGTTAATAATCTTGTCATCAAGCATGCGCTTGAATTTTTCAATCTCCATTGCGTATTGCATGTCGATTGCTTCTAGCGCACGGCCGCTTGCTTCGGCAGCTTGCAAGCGCAATTGATTGATTGCATCCGCGCCGGGCAAAAGCTTTTTTGGATCAACAGGCAGCTTGCTTGCTTTCTGCACCGTAGTTTGCCAGCTACCGATAGCTAGCGCCTCGATACGCTGCCAACCGCCTTTCTGCGCGCTTTCGAGCCGATCAAAAAACTCCGCAGTGGTTTCTTCGGGCTTAGAGCCGGCAAACAAGCTTTTCAGCCAATCGCCGGTACGTCCTAGCCCTTGGCGCTGTTCCTCAAGACGGCCGTCCAGCTTCTTAATCCACTGAATGAACGATCCGACGCCGTTAACCGCAGAGTTATAGAACGTATCGCCAAGCTTCTTAATTTCGCGCTCGTACTCCGCCGTTACCTTAATGCTTTCGTCGTTCATGATGCGGCCGTAACGATGTGCCGCAGCCGCAGCCGCGTCGATCGCTACGCTACCGCCTTCAAGAGCGTTCGTTAGGCGTATTGCACCGTCGCCGAACGCTTGCTTGACCACTAGCGCGCGGTCTTCGGCGTCGCTAAGGCCGCGCACTTTGTCAGCGACGGCTAGGTAAGCCTCGCCAAGATTTTGACTGTTCTGAATGTCTTTCAAAAGATCGGGCGCGCGGCCGCGCAAGAACTCATAGAAACCGCCCGTCATCTGGCGCGCTTCGGAAACCGAAGTCGCAAACTTCAGCATAGCTTGATCGAATTGGGCTTGCTGCAACCCCGCGTCCCGTGCGGACGCGCCTAGCTCTTGATAACGCTGCGTCGTCAAACCGACCGCGCGCGCCATTTCTTCAATGTTACCGGCGCGCTGTGAAATCTCGCTAGCGAATGAAGCAATTTGAGAAAGCCCAACCGCTAGCCCGGCCGTTGCCATGGCCGTTTTAACGTTCGTGCCCATGGTCTTAAAGCGGTTTTCGACGTTGCTAAGCTTGCGCGCAACGTTCCGCTCTGACGCGTCAACCTTGCTGTCCATGTCCTTTAGAGCCGAGCGTAACGCAGCGGTATCGGCTTCAAAACGCAGTAGCAAGCGCTCTAGCTCGTTAGCCATTAGGGTTCCAGTCTCTCAGGTATCCGTCCAATTCTTCGCGTGTCATTGGGTCGGGCGTTGGGCCGGAATGGAATTTAGACCATCCAATCCATGCAGCCCAAAATTCGGACACGCTAACGGAATATACCTCAAGAGGACGCCAGCCCATAATCGCGCCGGCGCCTATATATTCGTCCAATGGGAAGTGAGTTAGTTTGGCGCCGTCGCCGGCGCTTTGACTTTTTTTGACGGTGCGCCTTCCGGTACTTCGAAGAACGCTTGCAGGATGGCTGTAGCTGCGGCGTACGCCTTTAAAAGTCCGTCGCGTTCGATGCCTTCTAGAATTTGGGCGTGCGTGTATTGCATGCCGCCGGCGGCGAGTGCTTCGCGAAGAATTGCCGCGATATGGCTTAGCCGTGCCTTTTTCGAAACCACGAGCGCCACAAGCTCAATAAGCCCGGTGTTTGTAGCTTCCTCGATAGGCATGACGAGCGCAAGCGTGATATCACACTTGCGCTCTACGCCTGCGAATTGAAACTTAACGTGTCTCTTGATCGCCGTCATTATACCGCCGTAAAGGTCACTTCCCCGGCACTGTCTAAGCCGAGCGAGCAAGTTACCTCTTTATTGTAGTCGGCGCCAAATTCGAGAGACGTGACCTTGAATTTGCCCTCAAAAGTGCCGTAGCCTGGAATGAGGATTTTTGCGTCGCGAAGCTCGCCTTCAAAGAAGGCGTCGCGCACGGCTTCGACGCCGGCATCGTCGGTAAAGATGCCATCGCCCTTCATGCTAGCAGACTTCACGCCGCAAGCGTCGAGAATTTCGCGCCAGCTACCTGTACTGTCGGCGTTAGTTACGTCTACGCTTTCAGCGTTGAACGCAATAGAGCGCGTGCGAAGCGCGGCAACGACTTGATACGCTGGCGATCCGGCGTCATCTTTGAACGAAACTACAATAGCTTTACCACACGTAGCGGCCATAATACCTAATCCTTTAAACTGCGGGCGAAGCTAGAACGCGGTACGTTTGCACGCCGTGCCATTCTTCTTCGTCATCATCAAAAAACATTCGTGAAGTTTCTTCGCGGCAACAGGTAAATACCCAATCGTTGCGGCTAAACGGTTGTTCGTGCAAAGCGGTCCTTATCGCATGCATGATGCCTTTCGCTTCGTGTGATCCTTCGGTTTCACTGAATGTGTGGATATCAACGCGAATTTCATGGCCGATAACGTGATCGGTCAAGACGCTTTCGCCGATGCGAACGAACGGCATAGGCAAATCGTGTGGCGGATGTACTTCGACATTGCAGCTAAGCGCCGCGTCTAGTGTCGAGTACAGTACCGTTTGAAAATCTAAATCAGGATCGCTTGCCATCACGTTGCCCTAATGATGCGCTGCACGGTGCGACGGCGCGCGGCGTCGATACGATCTAGCGCGCTGCCGATCTTTGCGCGCCATGCGGGTCTTACGAACGGCTTTGCGGCGTGCTGTGACGTTCCGAACTCTTGAAACAGCGCGACAAAGCCGCCTTTCTTCCACACACGTTTAAAGCCGGGTTTGTCTTTGCTGTAACCAATTGCGACGCCCATTTTATCGCTTGAAACGACGTGGTGTGCGGCGTCTGCCAGGTCGCCTTGATCTTTCGGCGCGCGCAATCGTATTTCGTCTTCGAACTCTTGCCCTACTTCCTCCATTACGCGGGCTAACTCTGTGCGCAATTCCGGCTCAAACCTCCGAAGCTTGCGCCGCAATCGTGAGCCCCCTACTACCTTTGAGCGTGCCATTACTGCGTCACTCCGCTTTCGGCGATTATCTCTATGTGCATCGGGCGTGCGCCTGCGTCGCGAATTTCGCGGATGTTCAACGCCTTGCTGCTACGCGTCAGCCATAAAAGGCCGTCTTCCGTCGTGATATCGCTACGTGTTGCCGTCGTTATTACGTAAGTAATTGCGCCGGCTTTGCGCCCGGCTTGTTCCGCTTCAGTACCGGCGACAGGTCTAGCGTGCGCCCAAAATTCAGCAATGGTTGTGGGCGTGCGATCATAACCGCCGTCCGTGCGTCGTGTCTTAGACTGCCTAACGATGCGGAAGCGCTCGCGTTTGCTGCCAATATTGCTCATTTGATGTTGCGAACTCCGAAAGGCGGAAAGGCGAGAGCAAATTACGCTCTGTGTTTGACATTGATGTATCGCCGTCCGCTTGCTTGCTGTCATCGCCGTCGCCGCGGTTGGCGTACAGTCGCGCTGCGATGAGCAACGCCGCCCATTTTACGGGCGCCGGCACTGCGGCTGCGTTGCCGTAGCCTGCGACGAACGTAGCTTTAACTGCGTCGTCTCGCTCGTATGTGGACGGCCACGAACCGAGCGCCGTTAGCTTGACGTAACCGACGTGCGCTTGCGCGTACGTCAGATATTCGGTGCTAGCGAGTGTTTGCAGCGTGTTGTCTAAATCATAGTACGCAATTGAAGTGACGCTTTGCAGCGGCGGCAACGGAAAGTGCATTTCGTTGCCATACGGGAAGCGCGGCAAGTACCATTCCCATGTCTGAGTGCATAGCGCCCGGCGCAAGTAGCCGTCGCGGCCGTCTAGCGCCTGTATTGCTGCGTTCCGGTAGAAATCTAGCGCCGTGTCTTCGTAGCTGTGGTCAATGCGCAAATGCGCTTTAAGATCGGTTAGGCTGATAATGTCAGCCGGTGCAGCGGTCCTAGTAAGCAGCATTTGCGCACCATTCCTAGCGGGTTAGTTGGCTATCGCTTAAGCAGCAGGTGCAAAAGCGGCTTTGTCGTGAATTGCGCATGCGGCCGTCGCCGTGCCGGTCCCATGCGTACCTGAGAAGTCTAGGCGAAGGCGGCTATATCGCTTTTCGCCTCGATACCCGAACGTGTAGGCAGTAGCCGTGGCGTGCGTCGCGACAAACGATTTCACAATGCCGCTGGTGACCGTAACGTCCTTATCAACGATAACGGCTTTTTGTGCGCACGCTGTATAAGTGCTGTCATCGTCACTTTCTTCCATGACAACTTCGATTTTATTCGTCGCGTCAAAAGTGATACCGCCGGCGCCCATAAGCAGGACGTGCGTAATCTCTTGCGCACCGTACAGAGCACGATCCGCGCCGGCGCCGCTGGCGTCGGCAGTGCGAATAGCCGCGGTAAGAGTAAGCTGCGGATATACCTTAGATTTTCCGTCAAACATTGGTTTTAATCCAAAATAAGTTGGGGAAAGCGAGCGCCGAAGCGCTCGCCGTAGCTGCGAAGTGGCGCACCTATTAGGTGCTAAACTTCATGAGCTTAATTGCCTCGTAATCGCGAATACCGCCACCTACGCGCTTCGTCGTGTAGAACAGGACGTAAGGCTTGCTAGAAAACGGATCGCGAAGAACGCGAACGCCCGTGCGGTCAACGATAGTGTACGCGCGGCGCCAATCGGCGAAGGCAATCGAGAACGAGTTAGCCGCAATAGTCGGCATGTTGTCTTCGATTTCGACGTTCTTGCCGAGGATGCTACCCGGTTCCGTAGCGGTGGGCGGCAAGTAGATATACGCGCCGTCGTTGTCTTTGATCTTACGGATAACGGCAAGCGTTGCGTCACTCATGAGCCAAGCTGCTTGCCCGCGGTAACCGCTGCGAAGCGCGTGGTACAAGTTTACAAGCTTATCGTAACCGTTTTCGGAGGCTGACGTTGCCACGAAAGCGCCGGAAGCGCCCGACGTGACGAAGCCGACTTTACCCCATGCCCACGAAGCGTTAGCAACTACGCCGTTGGTGCTGTCGATAAAGCCTTTCGGCTTGTTTACGCCGTTGCCAGTGACGAACGCCGGGTTTTCCTGATCGGCGAATGCAATGCGCACTTCGTCCGCAAGCCATTGGTCTACGTTGATGCGCGCGTCATCAAGCATAGTCTGAGTAGCTGCCGGCATGGCGTAGATTTCGCCAAGCGGAAAGTTGAGTTCAGACAAGCGCGGCGTTGTGGTTTCGGCGCGCGAACCTTGCTCGCCAACCCAACCCGAACCGGCGCCGCCAAGATTGTGCAGCGCCTTGTAGTGCCCGCCGCTGATAGTAACGACGTTCGCCAAGCGACGAATCGCCGAGACCGTTTCAAGCGCGCGGGTAATGGTCGCGTCGGTTTCTTCAGGAACAACGAAACCGCCGTCCGGGTCGCTATCGGTCGTCAGTGCGGCCTTGACTTCGAGCGCACGAAGATTGCCGTCTTCACCTTTGCGAACGAAGCGATTGAACGCCTTGCGGTGTTCGCGACGTTCCGGCGTGGCGCCGTTGCTGTCGCCGCTACCGGAAACCTGCATTGCAGCGATACGGCGCTGCAAGTCTTCAAGCGCCGTAGCGTGCTTGCCAACGTCTGCGTTGATGCGGTCAACATGCTCGCGGCTAACAACGTCGTCTTTGCCTTTGGCGAGCGCCTTAAGATGTTCGTCATTCTGCGCCTTGAAAGCGGCGAACGCCGTATTCAGGTCAGCGACAACTTTGACGACTTCGGAAAGCCCGGCGTTAATCTCGTTATAAATAGGGCGCGCGTGGGTGCGGTGCGCCAAATCAATTTGACGCTTCAAACGATTAGACATAAAGGTGAAATCCCTTAGGTTTTAAGTGCGTTAACTAGCCGCTGCAATTCGGCTAACAACGGTTGCAGGTCTTCCGCCGGCGGCATTGCAATTGCCGCGGGTTTACTAGCCGCAACCGAGCGCTTAGGACGCTTTGGTAGAAGCGCCTTAGGCACATTTCGGAATGCTGAAAGGTCGTAAGAGGCTTTAGCAGTTTCGGGCGTTTCAATTACGCCGTTGGCGAAACCTTGATCTACCGCGTCAGCCGAACCAAGCCACGTTTCGGCGTCCATCATTTCCGCAATATCGCCGGCGTCAATGCCGGTGTGATCTGCATAAGTGGTCGCTAGCTCTGTGTCAATAGCCTTTAGCGTCTTCGCCATTTTTGCCATTTCGCGGCTATCGCCTACGGCCATCGTCCATGCGTTGTGGATCATGAGGAACGATCCTTCGCCCATCAGCACGTTATCGCCGGCGATGGCGATTACTGAAGCGGCAGAGGCGGCGAGACCGTAGACGCGCGTTTCTACTTCGGCTTCGTGCGAGACAAGCATGTTGTAAATCGCCACGCCATCGAACACGTCGCCGCCCGGCGAATTGATGTTGACAACAATTCGGTTGACGT